CGTATTCACTTGTATCTGTAATAGAAATAGTGTCAATAGTATCTGTTGTTCCTGTTTCTGCTGCTGCCACACATACTGAATCGGTGATTGCTAAATTACCTGTAGAGATTGTAATTGTTGCTGTTTGAGCTGTAAAACCTAACATTCCAGCCTTATTAATATCTGCGTTCCAGGCATTTACGGAAACTTGGTCTCCTGAATCTGAACCTGTTGCTACTGTAGAATGTCTACCCCAGCCTTGTCTTGCCATGTATTAAAATATGTTTTATTAATATATAACTATTCTAACCTAGAGTTACAGTCCATGTGACTTGTAAGGTATCTGATGATTGTAATGTAACTGGTGTAAAGGTATTAACGTGGGCCATATAACCAGAACTTGCTGCGTTAAATAATGCTGCTTTTTGTACTGCTGTGTGAGTTCCTGAAGCTGTAAAAGTATGTTGAATTGTTGTAGAATTAGTTCCATTAGAATGGGTTTTGGTAGAAGCGTCTGCTCTTTCTAGGCCATTGGTAGTAATTTCACCTGTTAATGTTGTATCTGTTGCTGCTGGTGATGTAGCATCAGTAGTTAAACCGATATATCCTGCACCTCTTGTACCTGCTACTGTATTAGTATAAACTTGTGCATGCATCCAGTCTCGGCCAGAATTGGTAAGTAAGTTTGGTTTATTCATACAAATAATTTCTTCATTAGATTTACCTGCATTTTTAATAATTGTAACATAACCACGAATATTCATGCTGTCTTCCATACCTTTAATTTTGGTCAAATTACTATTTAAAGTTGAATTTGAATCTAATTGTTCTATCATTTTAAATTACCTTTACACTCTTCACATAAGCATGGTATTGTACCTGCTTTCTTTTTACCTGTAAATTCAAATTCTGTTGAAATACCACATAATGAACATGGTGCAATACCTACAGTAGTGTGTGGGTATTCTTCGTTATGTTCATCCCATTCACCTATTTCTTCGCATTGGAAGTCGTGAGCATCGCATTTAAATGTCAATACCAATTATATCCCTTAATCGTATTTAAGCGTTAGATATTACACATGTTTACTGAGCAATATTGAGTAGTATACCCCCAGTCTGTTCTTGGTTGTTCTATGCTTGTACCTGCTATTATTCGTATAGGGTCTACTTTGCTTATACTGTCATTGTCTATAGGCCATAATAATATAACTAGGAATATAATTACACATGCAAGTATTAATAATTTCAAATAAAACTTCTCTTTATCCTTGCTACTATTCTCTTTACCTGTGCATACCTAGCCCAGTTGGCCCATATCCTTATACCGTATTTGGCCCTGATTCTCATAAGGTCATAATTAGATAGTTCTAGTTTACCAGAATAATAAGGATCCATAACATCGTCTGTGTTATCATGTGCATCATGTCTCAACCCTAATGTATGGCCCAACTCATGTATAAGTACATGGATTATATTATAAGTTCTTAATTGATTATCATCGTATGCGTTCTCTACCCAACCTTCTTCTTTGGCCTTTTTGCCTGATATTGGTTTGCCATTGGTAGACCATATATAGTCATTATTAAATACTACCTTGCCTGATACGTCTCCCTGTCCTGGGAAATAAGCGTATGCAAGAACTGATGGCCTGTCCTTAAAATAATGGTCTTCATCGCTAGTCTTAAAGTCAATAGTGATATTAGATGTAGGGTTACGGTAGTTATTCCAGTTGGATTTGAATTTTACTGGTATTTCTAAATCCCATGTGGTCATGGCCAAGTTTAGGGCCTTTTTTACTTTCTTCATTTCCATTGTTCTGCATGGTGATATAATATCATAATACATAACATCTAATTCCCATTTATGTCTCCATTCTGTTTGTGTGTCTTCTTGAAATGCTATTCTGTCTAAATTAGAATATATAACACATTTATTATCCATAATAGAAAAAAGGTAGTTGAGTTATTTAAAGGCTTCAACCAGTGCCTATTTATTCAATCTACTAAGTGAATAATCAGCACCAAAGCCAGCCAATAAACCTAAAACTAGGGTCTGTACTGGGCCACCTAACACTGACACATCGAAGATTGAAACTGTAGCTAGTGCTGCTATAGTTGCAGCGATTGCTGCTCCTGATGCTTTTTTAAGACTAAATGCTTTGTCAGAGTTTGCAACTCCTCTAATTACATTTAGACCAGCACCAACTAATGCACCTGCGACTAGCAGAGTTGGAATGTCGACCATAAGTAATATCAATACTATAACACATTTATAGTTTACTACCTAATCATACTTAATGAGAGTCAGAGGTCAGAACAGGACATTTCATGGCACGCGTTGGGTGAGCACAGCTCATTTAAACGATTCTACAATTTTCTCACATGGTAATTAATACACTGTCATGTGAGACATTTTAATTAAAAGAGTTAGTTTCAGAGGACTTACTCGGTATGTTGCAACCAATGCTCTCTCGGCTTAACTTGTAAACCTCTATCTAAAGCCCTTATGCTTCGTTGCTGGGTTCTAGTCTTAAAGTCCACATGCTTCGTCACTGATAACCATTAGTTAAACAGTCCTACTTGTGTGCCTTTTTGACACCAGCCGAAGTGCTCTTCGACAATTAGTATAGGCCAATATGATATATAACCACTTCCCTACAAATAATGGGGTGAGACCTCATTTAAGATTAATATGGTGTTATTGCGTATAATACCCTATGCTCGTTTTAATGAATGAAAATGTGAAATGGTTAGGTGTGGCCTGCAAGTATTTGGAAAAGCAGTATGACACATCCAAGGATGATTTTACCAAAGAGTTACTCACAACAAGTGATAATAAAGACAAGGATTTTGAGAAAGAATTAGACTTTATTATCACACTTCTTTAATTTTTTTGCTATACTTTAAATATAGGGCCTGCATAGTATTACTATGAACGCCAATATTACAGCTCGCGAGAGAAAATACGATGTAAATCGTCAATACAACATCTTGCCTAGCACTTCATCTGATACAGAGTGCTAGGTTATTTTTTTTATATATTTTTTAATATTTCGTATGCAGCAAAGATAATACCCATGGCTGCAATTATAATATAATATTTTCTTTCTTTATTGGTCGATTTCTCTACCTTTTTGTTTTCCTCTTTTTCTATATCATCAAAGTGGTCATGAACAGACATTTCTAGTTTAGTAAGTCTGTCACATAATTTATCTATTTTTTCTTCAAACGAATCTAGCTTGTTAAATATTCGAGTCATTATAAGAGATAGTTCTCCTTCTGTCACCATTATAATGCACTTTTACTTTTCTTTGCTGACTGTAATGTTTTACCTGCTTGTGACCATTGTAATTCTGCTGGTGATTTCCATCTGTCTGTAATTTCTGCTGGTGTTCCTGCTGGCCATTGATCTGGTGCTTTCCATGTGTCGTTCATTCTAGCCATTTCATCAGGCCATAGGTTAATAGATATAGGTTGTTTAAAGTTCTGATACCATTTATTTCTACCAGGGTCTCCTTGTCCTGCTTCACCCTTACTCATTGTTTCCTTATCCAAGTCCTCTAGTCCGAGTATGTCTCTGATACCTGACTCATCGATTAATCCCATTTGGGCCATTTGTGTCAATACACCAAACATATCTGGTGTAATTAATGTAACAAGTCTTGGTTTGTTAAATGCAAATTTAATCTTAATTGGAATGTCTCTTGCATTGTCTGTATTGAATAGACAAGCTAGTATAACATCGTAGAATTGCTTTTCTAGTGTTCTCTCTAGTATCTGTCTCTCTGGTCTAATCTCTTGGTTTAGATATGCGTCTATCTCTTCGATGTTTGCATTACCACCAAGTTTTCCTATATCACCTTCTGCCAACATAAATCCTGGTAGACCGTATGCTGTAATGATGGCCTTGATCAAGCCAGTTCTAATTGTTTCCAATCCACCAATGTCTGAACTAGGTGGTGTGTTAAGTACGGTAACTCCTGCGTCATCTGGGCCACTTGGGCCTGTAACTGCTATACTCTGACCTTTGGAGTCATTTGCTTTAAGCAAGAACTCGTTTAGTATTCCTTCCTCGTTTCCAAATTCTTGAGGTGGTATAGGTACAGAGAATATTGGTGGTTTGTACCATGCACTTTCTGCTGCCCTTTCGTAATCTTGGTTAAGTATAATGTTTAATGTATTTGCTTCATCGCTGATTCTTGCTACTTTAGAATCACCATAATAATCAGAAAATAACTCATTGTTAAATCCATGCATGATATATATCATTCTGTTCTTTGGTAGTATGTTGTCTCTTGTTGGTGAACGTACACCAATAATTCTGACTCCTTCTAACTCTGATGTATTCTCATTAATAACTGGTCTTTCTGTATACTCTGGTCTAATTAGTCTGATTTGTTCGGGCAAACCAAATTTGCCTTCCTCGTCTGTCTCTAATGGTGTTAAAGCCAATACACATCGGCCTTGCTCTAAACTTGTAAAGTATGCGTTAAATA